TGCTGATAATGCTGCCATGGTCAAAGCACCACCATGCCTTAAAGATGGAGCTGCCATATTAGAAATTCCTAAACCTGCAGTGACCCCAACACCAGGGACAGCACCGCCAGCTCCAGATTGATTAATAGGCTCCATGACTTTGGTTAAACCAAAGAAGGATTCTCTAAGATCATTGATTTTGTTATCAGCATCCCCAGCAGCCTTGCCCAGATCCTCAAGACCAGGAATAGCTTTGTCATTCATTGATGCTGCCCAGGCATCAAATTCATCTGCAGCTTCTGTGACTGGAACAAGGAAGTTTTTAATGGTGTCCATAGCATTAGGAATAATGCCTCTTATGGTGTCATCAAAATTCTTGAAAGCCTTTTCTGATTGAAAGTCAAAGGTCTGCATAGCTGCAGCACTTTTTTCTATGCTTTCTGGGAACAAGAAGCTGAAAGTAGATATTGTTTTCTTGACAGCTCTGATCATGAAATTCAAAGCAGTTTCGATTGTGTTTACAACATTGACAAAAATCTTTTCTGTAATATCTCTGATCCCAAACATGTTTTTGGTATAAGCAATAAAAAATCCCACAGCTGCAGCTAAAATAAGCTTGAAGAAAAACACCACTGGATTGGCCATCAATGCTGCTGTCCAACCAATTGTGGCAAATTTTAATAGAGCAAATCCCTTAATCAATAATGGAATAGCCGTTCCAATTAGCAGCAATAGTGGACCCAATGTGAGGCCTACTGCAGTTCCAATTGCTCCAATAAGTACAGCTGTTCTCAAAACTTCTGGATTGACTGTCTGCAATCTTTCAGCAAATTTTTGCAGGAACTCTATAAATGGATGGACCAAAGGAAGGAGCTGTTCCCCAATGACTTCTGAAAAATCACCCATTGCATTTGCAAGCTGGATCATTGGGTCAGCTTGAGATTCAGCTGTCCCACCAAAGTCACCCAGCAATTGATTGATCCTTTCCATAGGACCCTGCTGAGCTTCAAATGCTATGGTGGTTCCTCTTACAGTTTGAGAGGCTCCTGCCAGTGCTCTACCTACAGAGTCCACTGCCTGGGTCATGCCCATGCCTTTGGAAGCAGCAACATCCATGACAGCAGGCAAAGCAGCCAGAGCTGTGTCCATGTCCCCAAACATGGGCAAAAGCTGTGCTAGGGCCTGGATCTGAACTTCATCACCAAAGTTTGTTTTCTTCTGCAGGGCTGCAGTGACTCTCATCACCTTTTCTTCAACATCACCAAAAGCTATCCCCTGGTTTCTTGCAGCCACTTCAAGCTGAGCCACTGCCTGTCTTTGGGTCATTGCAGCACTGGCAAATCCTTTGATTGCTAATAGTCCAGCTGCCCCGACTGCTGTCAAACCAGCCCCAGCTTTTCTTGCTTTATCTCCCATCCCCTCCAGGTTTTTTTTGAAGCTATTCAGAGAAGATTGTGCATTCTTTGTATTAGCATCTACTGTAATTTTGACTTCATTGGCCATCAGGTTGATCCTCATCTCCTGCAGCTTTTATTAGAGCCAGCATATGGAGGATCTGATTTGCATCCTCTTCCATAAGCTGGCTAGGTGTGCAGGAAAATCTAGTGCATAAATTCATAATCATTCTTGCTTCACTTAGCTCCCAAGGGACTGTGATAAGTCTCCCAGTTGATTGGTCAATTGCATCTCCTCCAATATGGCTGTGGAGCTCAACTTGTCTGATAAAGGGTCAGGTGGGGCAACCACCGCCTCCACCCAGGCAGCCATCAATGCAGCAACCAGGGCATTGTCCTCAACAGCAATGACTCCTTCACCTGTTGCAGGGTAGGGATTGCCATCAGGATCACAGACATTCCAGTCCACCAGAAAAGTCTCCCCAAATTTAAAAACAGCCTGTGTTGAATTCTCAGGATTTATGTCCTGGGCATTCTTCTGAAACCAGAACAGCTCTTTGAAAGGCACTGAGATTGCTACTCTGGCTTCAACTCCATGCCAGGTAGATCCTTCAGCAAAGTCCAGAAGAGCAGTCCTTTTCTCTACTTTAAAAACCTTCTTTTTTTCCATCACTATTTCTCCTTTGTTCCTGGGAGGCTTATGGTGCCTCCCCAAACCATCTACAAGATCTGGTATGAGTATCAGCTGATGCACATACCAGATGATGTGGTCTTGATTATTAGGCCCAAGTTGGGACTGTGCCCCCTGACAATAGCCCAGGGCAAGACCAGGTCAGCTCACCACTAGCAGCTCTGGTCAAGGCGTAATCTGTAAAGAATGTTTCGTTAGGCAGACTCTGGCCAGAAATTGTTATGGTGACTGTACGGGCTACAGATGAGCTGGGAACTGTACTAAAGACAGCATGGCTCAAATTGCTTGCATCGTTAAACACCCCATTGATGGTTATGGAAAAATCAGCCAAGAGCTGAATTCTCTCTTCAGCTGATTTGTCTAAGCCTGTGGTTACCTGCATCCCCCTGGGTGTGCTGAAGTCGAAGTTCGTGATGTCGTTGCTGATCGTTCTAGCTGAACCACCTGAATCATCTACTGCTATGCTCATTGCTATACCAGATTCTTTTGCCATTTCCTTGTCCTCCTATTGCTTTCTACTTTCACTGTTGCCTACGAGCCGTACACGGCTTCTCAGCCTTCGATAATGGTCTTTAGTTCCCTTAAATGTTTGTCTGAATCTTCAATAAAATGATCTCCATCCTGATAAGTCAGGACCTGTCCTCCTGAGTCTTTTCTTCTCACCAGGAACAATGGATCTTTATGCTGATGTTTTTCAAAACAATCCTGCCCTGGTGAAAAAACAAAGGTGATCATGTTTGGGTCATCTACTCTTTCCAGGTAGTGCCTTTTGGTCCCACCTGATCTGATGAAATCAATCATGTCTTTTTGACCTGGGTTGGCTAAAATCACCAGCCACCCATTTGCCTTTTTGTCACAACCTGCATCAGTGCAGGAGATGTCTGTAACAGCTCCCCTGGCATGAGTTATTCTGAATAGCCTGCTGGGTCTAGGAGTAAGTAACACGATCTGTTGCCTCTCCTCTTCTAAAGCTCACAGCAAAGCTCACAGGATTGAAGGTCCCAGAACTTATGACACGCACATAACGTTCAACTGTGCCAGATACTGTGACTCTTTCAGATCCCGTTCCCGTGACCTGGGTGAATGCAACCAAAGTGCCCCAGTCAGAACCATTGGCTGAGTCTTGAATAGTGGCTGTAAAATTTGAACCAGTGAATGAAGTCACGTGCAGGAATCCTTCAGCTCCTGCACTGGTTTGTGCACCCTGGTCCAAAGTGGCACCATTAGCTGCAGATGTGTCTGTCTTTAAACCAGGAGTCAGTGCCACACCCCAGACAGGTGCAGTGGTTGTGCTCAAAGTTTCAATGTCAAAACTTATGGACCCATCGGGTCCCCTGGTTGGGTCATAATTGGTTGCAACACCATTGAACATCCCACAAGCATCACCAACTGTCTGGCCTAACATCCAGGTCAATAAAGTTGAAGTTGGTGGGACCCTGGATGCCAGGTGAGCTGCTGCAGTGGCATCATTGAAAAAGACATTGTAGCTAAGGGTCCCACTGACAAGGCCCTGGATTCTTTCCACTGCTGATTTATCAATGCCTGTCACTTCATATGAACCCACAGGTGTGGACCAATTGGAAATACTGGAAACATCACCTGATAAATCAAATACTCCCTGGAATAATTTTTGAGCTAGTCCTGATTTTTTTGCCATTTGTACTTACTCCTATGCAGCCTGTGTTGCACTGCCATCAACTATTAATGGCACCTGAATATCAACAATTCTGAAAATGACCTGGGACAAATTCACATAGCCCCAGGTAGCTGTTAAGGAGGACCCATAAGTTCCCCCAACATCTATGGCCCTGATGGTTGATCCCAGATCAAATTCCCCGATGAAGTTGGAAGTGATTTCAGACACAGCTAGAGCCATTTCCTGCTCTACATCTGCACTGTCATCCCCATCAGTGAAGGCTGCTCTTTTGTACAGCCTGACAATGGCTACATGCACCTCAGTTGTTGTAGATAATGTGAGCTCCACAACACCTGCAGAAGCCATATAGACAGCTGCATGGACCTTGTCCAGGGCATCTGTAGGAGGAGAGGTAGGCTCTCCAATTGCAGCATCATTCACATAACCTGTTGAGGCTATGTGGCTCTGTAATGCAATGAGTGAATTTTTGATATTAAAGGCCATTAGTTGTTCATCTTCCTGGCATACCTGGCCATGAATTTTTCAAACAATGGTTTGGATTTTTTCTCCAGCTGCTGACTTACAACACTGAAGGAAAAATACCCTGGGAAACTGGTGGTTTTATTTCTATTGCTGACACCTTCCAGCCATGGTCCATATCTCAGCTTTCCTCCATCAGTTATGGTCCCAGTAAGATGCTGCACAGGTGTGGTTGATATGCTGGCTCTGTAGGTTCCTCTGGATGGATCATTGCCTTTGCTTAATGCTTCCTGGACACTATTGAGGACCCCAGATGGCTTGACTCTTAATCTTTCCAGCAGCATTCCATGACCTATGCTCATCAGCTCCTCTAGGGCTGCTTCAGA